ATTAGGTGTAGCAGGAACAGGAGACAATGTTGCGGTATTTTGGAACAATTTTGCTACTACTCAGGATACGTTGGATCTCTTAGCCGCTAAACTACTTACTGGAGTAAATATTGAAGACAGCCAAATTCGGGTATCATGTCCAATCACTGAGGGATTTCATCTTCATCCCGGAGACACAATAACAGTATCCAAATCTGCCTTGAATTTAGATGATACTTACAAAGTAATGAGAACAATCAAGACCAGAGCATCATGTATTTTTGAGCTTAACCGATCGATAAAGCGGACTGAAGACATCCTAGAAGAACTCTCAAAGACTCGCAACGAAGTTTTCAATTTCACAACTTTTGTGTCGCAAGGTGGAGGCGGCGAACCAGGCGGAGAAGAAGAGCCACCTGAAGAGGAAGAGTTCGGATTCATAACAATCAGTCTCGAAGATGGATACCTCCAAAGCCGAGAGCAAATGCTCGTTTCAGACGCATTATTGTTTGATCTAACAGAATTGATTCGCTCTGAAGATCAAGTGTTTTGTAACTCTGTTCCGCAAGCTACGCTTTTGGAAGAGAGAAGACAACTCGAGTTTAGCATGGTTGAATCATTTTATGTAAATCATGGCGGAACAAAGCAAATCGGAGAAACCATCGTCTACACAGAAACCCATGCTCGAGCCATGGACGGAAATCCTGCTGAGGGAGAGTCTCCAGACTTCGAAGAGGAGCTGACGATAACAAACGAGTGAGGATGGACTATGACTGTTGAGATCGTGAGAGGTCAGGTTGGAACAGACAATTCCTGGAACACAGGACAAGAAAGCGGTTTCATAGCATACATGAGAGGCAGCATAGGCGATAACCCAGCTACAACGGAAATTTTGATTATTGCAGAAACAAAACTGCAAACAGACTCCTATGAGCGCTCAGAAAACTTGCTTCAAGGAGAGGGCAAACTGGGAGAAGATTTGCCTGACTATTCCGAGTCAACAACAATCACAAACGAGTAACGGAGGTGAAAAAACAAACATGGACTACCCAAAAAGACCCCTAACTATAACAGAATACAACACTTTGAAGCGTAAGCTTTGCCTATCAAAGCAGAAAATTAAGGACCTACTAAAACGAAGAAACACTTTTGGCGACATCGTCAAAGTAACTGACGAGATCCTCATCTACGAAGGCGAGAAACTAAAGTATGCAAGCAAAGGGCACATCGTCAACCAAGGTTTAATTCACATAATAAATGCCTTATCAGCGTCTCAAACACCAACTTCAGGTTATCCTTTCTATTTGTTCTCTCGTGACTGGACTGGTAAAAGCTACTCTTACATGAGACTTGGAACTGGCGGTAACGTAACTCAAGGAACCACTACGGGATTAACCACACCAGTGGGGACTGGACCAGATTCTCAAGCTGGGGCTACATCCTCTCCAGGAGGCGGTAATTATCGTGTCTCTTGGACAGCAACATGGAATGCAGGCTCATTAACAGCTATCACAGTCTCAGAAATCGGATTATTCCTATATTTACAAACAAGTTTACAGGCTTTCGGCTGGACCGGATTCAAAGGATACGCGACAGCATTGTTTAGTAGACTTAGTGCAGCTGACGGAGACTTCACAAGCTTCGTTGTCAACACCAGCGTTCCCTTAACTATCGAATGGAGATTAACATTCACCTTCGCTTAGTTCCATTTTCTCAGACGCTTTTTTTCTGCGTCTTTTTTACGAAATTCGAAAGGAAACAAAACCAATGGTAAAAAATAATCTAAAGAAGACGTTGAGTTCGTTGCGTCCAGGGGACCTTATCTGTGTTGAATGGTGCGACGCTAGCGTAGGAAAAAGCAGCAACAGTGGAATCAGAATCGACATTCCAGTCAAAAGCTGGGGCATCTATGTCGGAGTATTCGGTGAACGTGCTAAGCATATTGTTTTGGCTCAGAACAGTTTCCGTTATTCTGATGGACTGTTCGATTTAGATTATACTGCTATTCCTGCTAGCTGGGCTTTAGAACTTGATGTAGTTGCTAAAAGTCACATTCCTGAGGGTACTGCGAAGAGTCTAGTTAACAGTTTCTTGTTGGGCGGCCATCGGGCGTTTAAGCATCAACGAACTTTTCAGAGGAGAGCAAGCACACATGAGCGACTGGATTAAACAAGCATTAGCTCGTAAACGTGTTCAACGCGGGCGAGTGATTGTTGATGAACCAAACGAGAGGCTAGTGTTAGGAGTCAAATTTGCGATTGGCATGACCGCTTTTCTTTCTATGCTCGAGGTTGCGCATCTTGTTGTTTTGGGCTCTTGGAGTGGCGAAATTTTCAGCACGATCACAGGTTTGGTTGGGACAATTAGTGGGGTGTTGATTGGAAGTCATGCCTAAGGGAAAACCTTGGACCAAAGAACAGGAAATGAAGCTGAAGGAACTCATCACTGAAGGTAAGAGTCTAAAAGAGATGGCTGCTGCGTTGGAAAAAAGCAAAGGTGCAGTTAAGAAAAAGATGGATCGGTTAGGTTTGGAAGTAGTCGTCCACGACAAAAAATTCAGCGGGACGACTACTACTTTTGATCTTCCGATTCCTGATGATCTTCCGAGCATTGAGATGCAGTTGCGGGTTTTGGCTGGAGCTATCGAGAAACTGCAGAAAGACGATCTAGATAAAATTGATGTTATGCGGCTTGGTCGCCTCATCGCTGGTGTTGGCAAATACAAAGAGCTTTTCGCAGATTATGTAGGCTACCGCGAGATCGAACAAAAAGTTGACTACGCATTAGAGTGGATGAAAAAACGTGACGAAGAGCGCAAGAACATGGATAGGGTCAAAAGCAAAACAGAATAGAACCGCCTTTGACTCTGGATTCAATGTCGAGCAGAGCATTGAGAAAAAAGAAACTGAGGAACTTGCTAGTGACTATACTGAGTTTTGTCGCCTAAAGCTTGGATTTGAACCTTTCAGTTATCAAAAAGCGCTCGTCGAGTTATACGAGAAGAGCCAATTTGTAGCGGCGAGATGGTGCAGACAATCCGGTAAAAGCTGGATTGCATCAGGATTGCTGTTGACGGACGCTGTTAACAACTCTGATTGGTATATTGCTGTTGTAGGTCCAAGTTGGCGCCAAACTAAACTGAACATACGAAGAATAGCCATGTTTGAGCGTAGGCTTCCACAGGATCTGTATTTGAAGCCCCAAAAAACAAAACTCGAGTTTCCTAATGGAAGCGTGATTGAAGCTTTCCCAAACAATGCTGACACTATCCGTGGCCACACATTGCATCGGGTTTGGTGGGATGAAGTCAACTTTACTGCAAATGATTCTGATTTGATGGATGCAATACTGTTTGCTCTAGGAACAACTAACGGAAAGCTACTAGCAACGAGTACGCCTTTCAATACTGATAGCTTGTTTTGGAAAATGTGCAACCATAAAGATTACACTGATTTTGCTCGGCATCATGTGTCTTGGGAGCAGGTTATGGCTCCAGCTGGTCCCTGGAGTAAATCTTTCCTTGAGAAGATTAAGCGCCAATTCGGCGAGGATCCAATGCGCTGGAGAAGAGAGATGGAAGCAGAATGGGCAGAAGATGAAGACACTTGGCTGCCGATGTCGCTGATAGCTAGTTGCATTGGTACCGAGAAAAACTGTGGAGAAGACCTGCAACCATGGGACACAAACAAAGGTTATAATGGAGAACTGTTTGCTGGCTTAGATCTTGCTCAGACCCGTGATTATTGTGTTTTAGCAGTTTCTGAAAGAGTAAATGACCGGTTATTTTTGCGTCATTTGAAAGTCTTTCAGCAGCCTACCAAATATGCGACTGTGATTGGCTACTTGAAGGCGTTACAGGATCGTTGGGAGGGCTTTCAGAGAGTTAGGGTTGACAATACACGGGAAGGTCCTTCGATCATTTCGGATATAGAAGAGGCTGGAATCAATAACGTAGAAGGAGTTACTTTCAATACTTCTCGGAAAAGCGAGATGGCTAGCCTACTGAAAGAAAGGATGATGACTCAACGGTTTTTCTATCCATTCCTGACATGGGAAAGACCTTATCGAGGAGATATCTGCAGCGAAATGAACATTGAACGCTTTGAGCTGCGAAGGGATGGAGCCCTTAGTTTTAGTCACCCTCATGGGACACATGATGATGTTTGGTGGGCGGTTGCCCTTTCAGTTTATGCTACTATTGAAATGAAAAAACTGGAGCTAGAAGCGTTTGCCTTCGGTTAGGTGAGGATGTGTTGATTGATTTGATTAATTTTGTTGTTGGTTGCTTGGCTAGTTTCGCTTTGGGTTTGGCAGCTCACAGCATCTATTTGCATGAGAAGAAACGTCACGGTTGGAAGTTTCCATGGGACCATAACGAAGATTCGGAGAAAGAAGAATGAGGCATCGAAGAGAACATTTTAGAATCAACAAGTTTGCCAGGCGTTATGATCGGGAGTCTGGCAAGTTCACATTCAATATTAGTTACGAAACTAAGACAGACATCACAGATAGAACTGTTGAGGTTGCTGAAGCATTCGGAATGGGAATTTCTGAGTTTCAGGAGCATGTGCTCTACGATCATGTAGAACTAAAGATCGGTCCAAAAGATATTGTGTATTTGACGGGTGATAGCGGTTCTGGAAAAAGTGTGCTGCTAAAAGCTATTGTTGGCGATCTGAAGTCTGGGGAAGCCGCAAGACTAAGTGAGGTGGAAGTGGATCCCGATAAACCGTTGATTGATACTTTAGGCGATACAGTTGAGGATGGCTTGAAGCTTCTGTCTAAAGTGGGCTTGAATGATGCTTTCCTGTTTGTTCGCCGTTTTAGCCAGCTGAGTGATGGACAAAAATATCGATATCGTCTCGCCAAATTGATCGAATCTGGGGTTCAATGGTGGATCATGGATGAGTTCTGCGCCACCTTAGATCGAGAGACTGCTAAAATAGTTGCATATAATGTTCAAAAGCTCGCTCGCAATCTTGGAAAAGCATTAGTTGCAGCGACAACGCATACCGATCTTTTTGAAGATTTAGCGCCATCTGTGCACATTCATAAGAGGTTTGGCAGAGAAGTGACTGTTAATTATTACCCAAACAAACCTAAATCACATTGTAGTTTGCTTGAAGAAATGACTATTGAAGAAGGCACTTATGAGGATTGGAAAAAGGTCTCAGGTTTTCATTATCGAAGCCATAGGGTAGCGTTTATTCAGAAGATATTTGTTTTGAAGCGTGGGGATCTGGTTTGTGGTGCTGTTGTTTATGTT